CAAGATAACCAGACATAAAAGTACTTCCAAAAGCAAAACGCGGAGTCCCACTCACGCTAAATCCATAAAGTTCTAGATAATCCGTAGACCCGTTTAAATAAATTAAACACGAAACACTTGTTGACCAATCATCTAAATAGTTTAATCCGCTATAGTTATAAGCAGATTTAGCCGCGCTTCCATTTTTGTATATGGATACTTGACAAGCTGTAAATGCCCCAGACACCATAGATACTTGTCCTTGCATAAAATAATATCCAGCAACAGTTGGTTGAAAGCGATAATTTGTTGTGCTATCAAAAGCGTTGGCGGTATCAAAGTCTTCTGCATTTAACTGAGCCTTTGTCCAAACGCCACTTGATACGATTTGGTCGCTTCCACTTATTAAAGCACTAAACGCAGGGCCATTGCCAGCCACGTTAGCGGCAAGTGCGGCTTGAGGAATAGATGCGGCGGGAAGTACAGGTGCTTGTGCAAAAGTAGCCACCTGCCCCGAACTAATTGTGACCGCAGTAGTCCCGCCAGTTTGGAGTTGGAGGACTCCCGATGTGTCAGAGGTGGCGATAAAGCCCGTTGACGAATTTGCGTTCAGTGTTACAGCCATTATGTGTTCTCCTCTGCGGGAATCGGTGTGTTGCCTTCAGCCACCCAAGCAAGATATGCTTGGTAGTCTGTGTTGGCGGGGTCGAAGGGAATGCACAGAACGTGATTTCCATCAATCTTCTGAACACCAGTGGCTTCGCCGTGTCTTGTGGTCAATTTGTACATTTATAGCTCCGCAGTTAAACCAAGAGATGCACCAGCAGCAGTAGTTACAACCATACCTGCTTGCCCACCTGTCATTCCGCTCAAACCTGTCACATACAAATTGACTGTATTTCCTGAGAAGTTTTGACTACCGCTGAATCCTGTAAACGCTTTATTTGCTGCGCCAGCAAGGGTGTAATAGTTAGAACCTGTTGTTTGTGAGATTGATGGTGTACTTCGCATTGCAACTGGCAATGTAAGCGTCATATCAATTTCGGTAGCAGAGTAAACAAACCCAGTGCCAAGTGCCTGTGGCCCATACGTGGCAACTTGGTAGTAATACCGCTGGCACAAAGCCAACTCAGTGCCATACGGCCTGTAGTCAAAGCTCGTTGCTGTTGAGCCTTTCTCAAGCTGGACACCTGTGACTTGCCATGTGGCAGAAGCCGTTGCAACCAAAGCAACCGAACCTGTTGGTTGAACATAGTTTGCACCAGCCCAAGTATTTGCAGTTCCTGATTTAGTTGAACCAGCACCCAATGAAAATAAGATGCCTACGCCAATGGTGTTATCTGTATTCCAAGTTCCTGTAGTGTCACCAGCAACAGTAATGGTCTTTTGTTCCCATGTGTTTGCCGCACTGATTGTGTAGCTAAACGGGTAACTGCGGGTTGCGTTGTAATTGGAAATTTGTCCACCAAAAGAACCTGTCACACTTGAACGCACCCAGAAAGAAAGCGTAACTGTTGCCGCACCAGCCGTACCCCAGCCCAAATCAGCAGTGTTGAACCCTTCAATATATTGAAAGACATCCCACTCTTGCGCTCCTGATGGTGTGACTGGCGTTGCTGAATTGACAACTCCAAGATAATTTTTGAAACCCGCTGGTGGAGTTGCGCTTAATTGCTGGGCTGTAAATTGAGAACCACCAGAGCCATAAATACCCCATCTATCAAGAGAATAAGTTACGCTTGTAGTTTGAGTAAACGCAGATGTTCCTCGCTGTGAGATAACCATTGCGCCGTTGATGATGCGGTTTTTGAAACCGTAGTAACCAGTGGTTGTGCCTGTGCCACCAGAAGCTTGAGGCAACACACTTGTAGCCGTAGGCAACACCGCCATCGTGCCTGATGTGGCAGGAAGGTCAATAGTGGTACTCCCAGCAATCGCTGGTTCCTGTAGCGTAACGCTTCCGCTTGTTGATCCAAGTAATACTAAGCTCATGTCAAATCCTTATAAATCAACTTATAACCCAACGTGAACCACCAGCAACCGTAACGACAGCCCCGCTCGCAATTGTGATGGGGCCAGCCGATGCACCAGAAAATCCAGCCGCAATCGTGTAGCTTGTTGCCACAGTCAAACTATTCACCATAATGCCGTTACTCGCCACTGGAACTGACGCTTGAAATTCACCAGTGCTTGGCTTGTACAACAGCTTGGCGTTGGAGGTGTAGACAGTTGAAATATTGCCGCTGGTAGCCGCTGCAAAAATTGGATAGACATTAGAAGCTGTGGATGTGTCGTTACTGACAACCGCCCCACCAAGCAGTGCCCACGTAGCAGACGCGGAGTTGTACCCTTCATACTGACTCAGCGTTGAGTTGTAACGAATCTTGCCGTTTGCGCCTGTAGGTTGCTGTCCGGTTGTACCAACAGGAATGGTCAAAGCACCAGTCGATGTGAATGCTGAGTCAAGCGACGCAGTGACGGAAGTAGCAACAACCGTACTAGGCGTAGTAGCCCCAAGAGTGCCATTAACCGCAGCCGAAGTTAATGTGAGTGACGCTACCGAAGTTGTGGTTGCACCCAAAGTCAGTGTTGTAGCGCCCAGCGTCAGAGTACTGTTTGCCAGCAAGCTGTTTGGCACAGTGGCAGAGTTTTCTGCAACTACGTTTGAGCCCACCACATACACATTTCTCTCGGACGGCTGAGTAACAAACACATCCTTTGTACCGGCAGTGAACGACACCAACGAGCCAGAGTTGCTTGAAGACAAAACCGTGTCACGAGAAAGCGTATTTCCCGAAGAGGTGTAAGTTCCAATACCTACTTCCCACTGGCCCGTAATAGAGTCAGAAATGGTGTAGTACGTGCTGTTACTGTTGCCAATACCAGCAAGAAATGTTTGGAAGCCCGTGTACGCGCCGCCAAGCGTTACCGCAGTCGTGCCTGTACTAGATGTGGTCTCCCGAACGCGATCCGCGAGGACGAGTGCCATAGATCATGCTCCTGTCAATTGGGATTCTTCAAACCAACGCTGTTGAGTTTGGCCGTTCACATCCGCCCACTCGATCAGGTATGACACCACGCCATCATCATTCATGCGCATGGCAAGCACTGGGCCTTCGGGTACTACTGCGACAGCTTTGACGACGTCGCCTTTTTTGAATGTTGTTGCCATGATTACCCCGCCAAGCTGAGTGTGTAAGTTACGGACAATGTATCGCCAGAAACAACTGAGCGATCACCGGGGGCACTGAAGTCTGCGGCTGAGTACAAGATGCCTGTTGAGCCGCCCTTGGTATTGCTGGTAGTCAAGAACGCACCACCCACAACAGTTGTTGCGTTGATGCTGAACGTGGCAGGTGAAGCGGAGTTGGTGGCCACAGATGGGTTGGCTGTGGTTGGTGTACCGAATGTGCAGGCAGGGCGAGTTGCTTGGCTGTAGTCTGTGACCTCCGTCCAGCTACTGTGTGAAGCCATAGTGTTGCCAGCCGCAGGGCTGTTGGTTGATCCTGAGCCATACAAGCCCAAATACCAAGCAGCCGTGTAGGTTGTGCCAGTGAAATACTTGGCGTTCATGTCCTGCAAGCCTTCGTTGACCACCAGATTGGGGGCTTCTACTTCCCACTTCAGGTTGCCCTGTGCATCGTGGCACTGGACTTTGTAAACGCCTTTTGCACTTGCGCTATCGGAGGCTGTGCCGCCAGCAATCAAGCTGCTTGCAGCTACGTCTTGTGATTTAACTTTATCGTTGTACATGGTCGCTCCTTAAACAAGCCGAATAAGTGCCGATGTGCTGGTGTTAGCAGGCATCGCCACAGTGAAAGTTGAAGTTGATGTCTTGTCATTACCGAAGTCCAAAACACAGACTGCGGCTCCAGTTGTATTGTTGTAGATCAAAGCGCCACGAGCTGTGATTGCCCCAGTCCAAGCTGGCGCAGCAAACGTGACATACACAATGCTCCCAGCCGATGTCGTGGCTGTGGAGACAGTAGCAGCAATTACTTGCCCGGTAGCCACATAATCCCCACCAGAAGCCTCGCCTATGGCTGTATAGCCTGTGGTCGTTTCATCCAGTGTTGCAGCATTTGTGTACAGAGCCAACTTAAAAGCATCAGATGAAAAATTCATCGTGCCATTCATCAAGGCTGTACGCAAGGTGTTGCATGAATAGTTGCCTGTAAAGCTCATACACGATTCCCCTTCCTGACATTTTCAACTCCGGGAATCACTTGCAAATTTGTTGGCGCGTGTAAACCTGAAACAGTTTTACCTTGAAGTGGAAGTATATGGTCAACATGCCAAGAAAACCCAAACATTTTTGTACGCAATGCGGCTAATTCATAAGCTTGTTCAATTACCCAGTGGTCGTCTTCTGTCAACCATTTTGGCAACCGCATCAAACGTTTTGTTTGTTGTGATCTTGTGTGGGCAAGTATTTTTACTGGGTTGTTTTTTGCCCAAGCTTTCACACCCGCTTTAATTTTCTGTGTGTGATTTACATACTGCGTGGCATTATGTTGTTTGACTTTATCTTTGTTTTTATTGCGCCACTTCACCAAAAAATCTGCGCGACACGACAAGCATTCCCCAGTTTTAGCGCGGCGGTCTGCGACATGCCCTTGTATGCACGGAGTACCTGTGGCGTACTTTTTGTACCCACCCGCTAATGCTTCGGCGCGTGTCTTTGGAATCACGTTGTGACCTTCAATTTTGTCTGGCCGTCTCTATAGGCATCGCCTCTTTCAAGGCCGTCCCCAAGGCGTTTGGCTAAAGCTAGTGCTTCTTGATATTTTTGGTTATGTAAAGCTACCATATCGGGTTCTGCCTTCATAAAAGTAGAAGCCTCAACCAAAGAGCCGTACAACAACACAGAATCAAAGTTGTCGCCCAACCAAGTGCGGCCATCGGGAGCAACAGTGATTGAGTCTGGGTAGAAGAAGTAGTGCAACTCCACGTTGTAGGACGCATCAGGAGTGGGCCCAAGGATAAACGACAGTTCATCACTGTTTGCAAATGACGGGCCAAACAGCGCGTAGTACTTGGGGATGGCTGTGTCCGTTGGCTGAGGGTACGCTTGCCGGATGAAGTTCACATCTTTGTTCAGCAAGTACTCGTAGTTGCCAGAAGCATCAATGACCGCCATTGAATAAGCGGCCAAGAAATCTGCCGGACAAGCCAAGTACTTGTTGCTGGCGCTTGTAAACCCCGTCACGTTTCTACGCAGGGATGGAAACTGAACCGAGTTGAAAATGCGCTGCTCAGCCTGCGTGATGAACGTGTTCAACTGCGTCTGGGGAGACACAGTTGCGTTCGTGTACAGGTATGTAGCCGGGAACGTGTTCTCGGTGTACGACTGAATAGCGGCAATCAACTCGGTGTATGTCATGCCATTGGGCCTCTGGCCATCAAGCCTTTGGTTGCCGCGCCAGTGCCGCGAATCTTGATGCCGCTGGTCTTGGTCTCAGGGTAATTACCCTTACTGACGCCTGCAACGGACATATTCATCTGATTCATGCGGGCTGCGCCAGTCTCTGTCGGAACAACAGGCTTGACTACTTTGCCCTTCATGGTGTGCGGCTCCGCATAGACGCTGGCTGGGCCAACTTCCTTGCCACCTTTTTTCATGCTGAACTTTGCCATATCAGCCTCCGCGAGCGCCGCCGCGCTGATTCATTGCACGAGCAACATTGCGGCCATACTTGCGCATGGATTCGCCTGTCACGCCACCTTTGGCCATTTTGTGCATACGCTGCTCGTGAGATTTCACTTCTTTGCTGGCGATGCGTTTAACTGCTTTCGTGTCCATATCGACTC